TCTTGCTCTTAATTCCATTAAGTTAGCAGTACCATCTCTACGACCTTCTATGATTACTGAACCTGTAGTTGATGCTGGATTACTTGTATCTACAATATGAAGTTTCTCACTTGGCGAACTCGTGCCGATGCCGACGTTGCCTGAGGTATTAATGGTCATTCTGCTGGAACTATTAGTTTTGAATTGTAGTTCATGGTTTGAGTCTGTGCCTATAACACCTCTAGCAGATTGTGCTTGTAAATTAATCAAAGCACCACTAGCTCTTTCTACTTCTATTTCACCATTACCTGAAGATAAAACATGAAGATTAGCACTTGGCGAACTTGTTCCGATGCCGACGTTGCCTATACCATTGATACGCATTCTCTCGCCAGAGCTTTGTGAAAATGTAATAGGATTATCTACATTATATTTTATACCTGCAACAGAGCCATTATTTATAATTTGAAATGCATTTTGCCCTGCATCATCAACAATACCAAGACCTCTGTCATCAGCTTTTTGTTTAAGAACAATAGTTCCTAGACTTTCCCAACTATTAGTGTGATTTAAAAATAAAGAACCATCGCTGGCTATTCTCATGCGTTCAGAGTTGTTATAGAAAGATAAATTATTACCTTCTGCTGCTACAGCTAAGTCAACAGTTGTAGAGTTATCGGCAACTAAAATACCACCTATACCATCAGTTGATTCAAATTTAGCAACAAAGTTTGCTGTGCCACCATTAATGTGTAATTTACGACTTGGCGAACTCGTTCCGATGCCGACGTTGCCTGAGCTGTCTATTCGTAGTCTTTCAGCACCATTATTGAACAACCTAAAGTTACCAGCTCCATTATTTTTTATAATCCCATCTGTGCCTGATGTGGCTATCTGCATAGAATTATCAGAAGCTACAAAGTTTACTGCTACTGCTGCATCTGAACTAGTAAAAGTTGCTGCTGTGTCTGTTGTGCCTGAATTGACTGCTAATGCACCAGTAACATCTATACCTGTTGAGGTTGTGGCTAGTTTTTGTGATGCATTATGATAAACACCAACACCACCACCTGAATTTGCAATTAGCATTGTATTAGCAGAGCTATCTTGCAGTCTAAATTCAGTACCACGAACTATTAAGTTACCTGTACCTTTTTCCCAGATATAACTATTAGACCCATCGTGATATATTTCTAAATCTTGACTAGCACCTAGTCTAATCTTTTCGTTGTCGCCTAGGTCTATTTGGTCGGCATATACCACACCATCTATGTATAAGTCTTTCCATTCCTGTGAAGAACTGCCGAGGTCATAAGTATTGTCATCGTCTGGTATAATGTTTGAATCTATATCAGCTCCGAAAGAAACTGTGTCGGTATTAGCATTACCAAAGGTTAGATTACCGTTGATAGTTGCGTTACCGGTGACTGTTAGATTATTTGCTATAGTAACATCACCACCAGAAGCTATTGACATTCTTTCAACATCATTTGTGTAAAACTTTAAACCATGAGCTGTTGCAACTCTAACTTCACCACCGTCAGATGAATTAACTCCCACCAACATGCTTCTATTAGCACCATCAGTGCTAACAAATCTTGCCCTACTACTTGTTGCGTGTGTTAAATGAAGTATTTCACTTGGCGAAGTAGTTCCAATACCAAGACCCACATCAGTTAATCTCATGCGTTCTGTTGTGTCTTGTTTGAATATATGGTCTCTACTTGCTGCAGCTGTGGTATATGTTAAATGACTGCTGTTTGAAGAAATACTTGCAGAAGTGCTAGTGTCACTATCAGTAAAAGTAATTTTTGGCACATCGTCTGTTATGGTTATATTGTTACTTGCAATAGTACTTGAAGCTGTGATTGCACCAGAGACTGCTAAGCTTGATAGAGTACCAAGACTTGTGATATTTGTTTGGGCTGCAGTTAAAACAGAGCCTGTTAGATTTCCTGAAACATTACCAGTCACATCTCCTGTGACATTACCTGTTAAAGGTCCTGAAAAAGCTGTTGCTGTTGCTGTGCCTGTGATAGTAACTCCACCACTAGCTGTGGTTAGTTTTAAAGAGTTGTCAAAATATAATTTAGCAGTACCTGTTTCAAATGATGCCATCAATGCAGATGTATCATTTCTTCTTATAAATAAAGAATTTGAAACATCAAAATAAAAATTACCTGTGCCTGTTTCTTTTAATCTACTATGACTACCATCGTGATAAATCTCTAAATCATTACCAGTACCAAAGTAGGCTTTGGAGTTGTCTGGGAAGTTTAGGTGGTTACTACCAAATGTCCAATAGTCATTAGTTTCATTCCATAGTAGTGAGACATTAGTTGACGTACCTCGTTCTATTTCAATCCCACCATTCTGTGATGGTGTTCCTGTCTCATCTGAATTAAGGACAATGATGTTATCACCGATATTAACTTCGTTACTGTTGACTGTAGTTGTTGTGCCAGAGACAGTTAGGTTACCACCGACAACAACGTTGCTTGTCGTAGTTACTGTCGTAAAGGTACCGGCTGCTGCTGAGTTAGCTCCAATGACTACACCGTCTATTGAGCCACCATTAATATCTGCAGTGTCGGCTACTAAGCTATCTATGTTAGCTGTGCCGTCTATATATAAATCTTTAAATTGTAGAGAAGAAGTACCTAAATCTATATCATTAGTTAAAGTAGGAACTATTGCACCGTTTGCAATATAAAGTTGTTGTACTGAACTACTTGAATCATCTATCCAAAATTCTATGTGGTCATTAATAGTATCTATTAAGACTTTGTTGAGGGGTGTTACTACTCCAGCATCACCTATTAAACCTATGACTGGACCTTCAGCAGCTGTACCATCGTGTTTGTGTCCTGAAGTATTACTAAATACTGTTAATAACTGGTCATATTCATTATTGAATAATGCTGCGGTAATGGTATCGCCATCACTAAATGTACTTTGTCGAATATATCCTGCCATGTTTTATCTCCTGCCTGAAGGTATGTAATCTACATAAAATCCATTCACAATATAAGGTGCGTTTGAATCATTACTTGAGAATCTAAAATTGTTACTGTGTCCGCTACCTACTAGTGATTCTCTAACTAGTGGTTGCTCTGCTGCTCCAAATATTGCTGAGCCAAATACCGAATTACTGAATGTTGACGGTGCTGGTACTGAGTCTAATAAAATACTATCTGGTTGTGGTATATCAAGATTACCAAAATCAAACTTAACTGTTAGTGTTGGCTGCACATTACCTTCTGGAGTAATGGACATTTTAATATAATGCAAAGTTTTTAGAGTACCAAAGTCACCATAATCATAATCTGGTGTTTCATATATAGCATTTATGTTAGTACCATCAAAACTATGACCAACATCATGTGTATAAACATAGCCATTAGTATCACCATGATAGTAAACTTCAACACCATTTTGGTCAAAGTTTGAATTAACGTCAGTTACTTCCAAACCTTTAGTCTCAGACCATTGAAAACCGTTTGGTCTTAGTGTACCTATAATGCCTTCTTGAGCTGAATTAACTGATAAAGGATTAGAATAATACAAACGATATTGTGACTTTTCTCTGATAACTAAACTAGTAATAGTATATTCATCAACATTTCTAGCTAATTCACTAAGTATAGGTTGTATTTGTTTTGAGATAGTACCTAACTCAACGTCACCAATTCTTGCTGTACCAGCTACAGTTCTGATACCGTCTGGTGCTAAAAATATTAAATCACCGCCAATTTCTTGAATACTGTAACCACTTAAGCAACCTACGTTATCTGTAATCGGGTCTACTCTTTCTCCAGCATTTAAACCTAAACCTATGTTAATGTGTTTGTGAATACTGTTTTCACAAAATAAAATTAAATCTTCACGGAAACCTTTAATACCTACTATTTGGTCAGCTAAAGTATTACTACCACCAGAAGAAAAATTATCAAAATCATTTAAACCAGAAAAGAATACTGTGTTTAAATTATCAGCAACTCCTGCTGCTACTAATCTACTATCATGCACAGTAATAAATTTAACTGCTTTATTATTTGTAACATTAATTTCTGCAGCAAAGAATGTTCTAGTATTTAAGTTACCTGTGCCTTCCATACGAAAGCTATAAATTTTATTAGCTCCGTCAGCTATAAATAGTTCACCGTAATTAAATGTTGCACCTTCAGCTAAAGCAAAAGCACATTGACCTTGATTAGTTCTATTTAAAACACTACGACCTGTAAAGTCTGTATAGTTATCACCACTACCTGAAACTGAACTTCGATTTATCTGTAACCAATTAGCTCCATCATTACTAAAGTAAATATCATCACTAACACAAGCAATAACTCCATCAGCATAAGGAAAAACTCCTAAAATAGTAGCAGGGCTTCCTGCAGGATAAGAAGGTGTAACATCACCAACTTTATATTTTGTATAGCCATTAATTCTGCGATAGCCACCTTCAATAGAGACTTCAAAGTTTTGTAATCTTGTTGCTACTCCCGGGGTTTTTAATAAATCAATAGAGTTTGATGAGGTTACAAGACCACCATCACATGCAACTGTATAAGGTTGAGAACGTGCCATGAATTAAAAATATGTTCTGTCGTCTGTCATTGCCCTAGGTGTTGGGTTAATTAAATTAGACTTCATACGTTTCATTGCTTTCTTATAATCATCTAAAGCAAAAGCAGCTTGTTGAGGTGACTCTTTAAACTGCCATACATAATATCTAACCCTAGAAGTAATAACATTTGTATATTGTTCTGGGAGGACTACTGTGTCGCCATGTGCTGATAAGGCTGTCGGTTTAACGTAAGCATAAAAATGCACATTGTAAACTTTATCAGGTATAGGACTTAGTCCAAATTTTCTATTGTCTGGAGATTTAATAACGTGTCTAGGTTCTCCATAACCTTGTGTGTCTGCATCATCAGCATTTTCACTATCTCGATAATATCTTTTCCAATCTGCATTGTTTAAAAACTTTAAACCTTGTGAGACATACGGAGCTGATTCACCACTTACCCCAATAGTTGTCAGATAAAAATCATCCCAATCTATTGAAGCATAGTCTGTGGTAATACTAGAACTACCAGATTTTAAAACATACCATCTAGTTCCAGCTGTGGTTGCTACTGTAACATTACCATAAAAGGGGTCAGAAGCTCCACTGAGTCCAGCAGCAAAAAAAGGTAGTTGAGGTTCTTCATTAGCAATATCAAAGATTGCTTTATTGACTGTATCTTTAACAAAAGCTTGTAAACCTTTTGCACTACCAAAAGTTGAAGAAGTTAAAGGAACTTCATTAAGCTCTCTTAAGACTTCATTAGTAATATCTAAATATGTTGTTGCCATTATTTTTTATGTTTTTTTGTATTTCAAAGTTTGCTGACATACTTGCTCCTTTATGAGGAACAAACTTGCCTGAATGTTTCATAAGCTTGTAAGATTTACCAGCTTTCATCCAGTGATAACCTTTAGGTGCTTTAACCTTCATCGTGGTAATTAGAACCTGCCATTTTTTTACAAGCTCTTTCCATGTCTTGTACAGATTTATGTGCTTTACCACCATGAGCATAATTAACTCTACCACCATGCATCATTTTTTTCTTTTCCATACCACCGTATGAATACATTTCTCTTTTCTTTTTCATAATTTCTCCTTAAAAATGGAAGGCTCCGAAGAGCCTCCCGAATATCAACTATTAGTCAATGTGATAGAAAGCTGAAACTAATGCTTCATCTCTCAATACTTTTGCTCCATAAACGTGCAATCCTCTAACAATATCACCAAATGAACTTGGGTCTCTTAAGACCTCAGTTGAGATGATTGTTTGAGCTGTTGCAGTTGAAGACATGTGTCCAGCAAGGACTTTACCAGTAGCATTAGAAGTTGCTGCAATGTTATTTGATTTGTACATTGAGAATCCTCTTAGTTTACCGCTAGAGACTAAACCATTTCTGATTGAGCCTTGACCTGCGTTAAAGTCTACTGAAAGTAACTTAGAACCAGACTGACCTAGCTGCTCGTAGAAATCAGGACCTGCAACGAACCATCTACCTTCTTCAGGTACATTTTGCTCGTCAAGTAGTCTTGCCATTCTAGCCATAAGGTCTAGTGGGTCTGTTTCACCAGATAGACCTAAGTCTACACCACCTGTTCCGTCAAAGACTCCAGCACCTAATTTGTCAGCATGGTCTGCACCTAATATATGGTTAGGTGTAGAAGCAGAACATCCTGAGAACATACTTTCAATTACTGCTGAATCGAAAGAATCTCTTAAAGCATAAGCTGCTGAAGATGTTGCCACTTCTTTAAAGTTTACATGTGACATGTTTGCTTCTATATCATCAACGATGAATTTAAAAGCTTTTGCTGAATCAACAACCAAAGTTAGTTCTTGGTCTGTTAATTTTGTCGCAGTAGTGTCACTACCTCTAGTATAATCAGAGACAGAGATTACTGGTTCTTTGATGATTTTTACGGAATCACCATATGCATTGATTTCTCCGGAGTAGTCAGTATTTGTAATAGCTTCTACAACTGATGCCTTTCTGAAAAAGTTTAAAACTTTTGCAGAGTATATAGAAGGCAGGAAGAAACTATTAGTTTGACCGGCTACGGAGTTACCAAAGTTTGCGTTTGTATCTGGACTTGGTTCAAAATACTGTGCCATTTTTTACTCCTCTTGGGTTAAAATTAATTTATCTACTGATTCTACCCTCATCCCAAGCTTTGTCGATTTCTTTTTCAAGTCTATCAAACTCAGCTGGAGATAAACCTAGAATCTCCTTTTCGCTCCAAACTTTAGCTTGTTTCGGTTCAACATTAGTAGTCTTTGCAGTTACTATGTCGGCTGCCGAAACTTTAGGTTTGGAACCTGCCGATGGCTTTTTATTTTTACTAATTCCTAAATCAGATTTAAATAAATCTAATGCTCGACTAGCTGCTTCTGGGTCTCCTGTATTTTTATAAATCCAGTTTTGTATTGACTCAGGTTGAGACTTAGCCCAATCATGAAAATCATCACTGTTTCTGATATCATCAAAATCAGGATGTCTTGACTTGAGTTCTTTCTCAGCATCTAATCTTACTAACTCTTGCTCACGTTCTCGAAGTAATTTAATTTTTTCTTCAAGTCCTTTTGCTTTGCTTTCGCTTTGCATATTAGCAACAGTTTCTACTACATCGTAAACATCAGGATATTTTTTCTTAAACTCTGCTAGTTCTTCTTCAGATTTAGGTGGACTATATTTTGGTTGTCCTTCTTGAGCTTGAGTTACTAACTCTTGCTCTCTCTGTTTAAACTCACTAAGCTTACTATCATAATGTCGTTTTAAATCGTCATAACGTTTTTTATAGTTGGGTCGCTTGTAGGGTTTGTTTTCCTCTGTTTTTGCTTCAACTTGTTCTTCTTCCATAACTTCTTCTTCAACTTCTTCAGTCTCAGAATTAGGGTCTGGAAAATATAACTGTTCTGCAGAAACAAATTCTTTTTCTTCTACGTTGTGCCAACTCTTATTCATATTATAAGGATTAGCCTTATCTTCTTTAGCCATCATTTTCTCCTATTCAGTGCTAAGCATTCTTACAAGGTAGCTGCTGTACGGGCAGGGCTTGTCTTGCAAAGGTCGCCTTTCGGTTAATCTTTAACTACGCACATAAGGGGTAAGACCTAACATACTTTTTTTGATTTCTTCATCCATCATATCTTCTTGCTCTTGCTCTGCTAGTAACGGAGTAACTCCAGATACAGCAGCATCGGCAGGACGATTAATAGTATATTCGACTTCAACTTTTTCAGTATTAGAGGGCATACCACCTTCTTGCATAGCTTCTCTTTCACCACCAGCATCATGAGCAGCTTCGGCATCTTTCATCATTTGCATGAGGTTGTCTGCACCAATCTGCTCAACTGCTTTGGCAGTAAAGACAAATTCTCCATCTGATAACCTTGCAGGTATATCATCTGAAGTGCCTGTCCCCGGACCTTCAACAGGACCGGCTCCAGTAAACTCAGAAGCTGTTTCAACCACTTTGTCAAACATAATGCTTAACTCAGGGTTAGCTTCTAGTTGTTCTTCTAACATAGACTTTTCTTCGGGTGATAAAGCTTCACTCATCACAAAGTCTACAAAATTTTGTTCCATTTGTTCATCAGGTAACATTTCGCCACCTTCAGCTTTTTGTTCTCTATAAAATCCTTTTTCAATTAAATATTCTTCTGGCATTTGATAAAATGGTTTGTAATCAGTTGAGCCATCACCTACTTCATTCCACATTAACATATCAAATTCTTTGTCTGATAATTTAACTTTTGAATTTTCTTCCATACTTTCATAAAATTTTTTAGATAAAGAAGATTTTTCATCTTCAGTCAATTCTAAATAATCTTTTCTTAAACCATCCCAATATTTTTTAGTATCTCTTTTTGGTTTAAATACTTTTGATATTTGCTTAGCAGCTGCTTTTGCTAAGCCACCAAAAATCATTGGTTCTCTTTCTTTATCTTGACCTAAATTATAAACACTTAATTGTTTCTTAAATTCAGACCTCATAGTTTCTTCATTAAGATTTCCAGCTCTTTTTAAATTTTTAGCTACCTCAGTTATATGTTCATTTATATAATTTTCCCTTTCTTCAGGATTACTATATTTTTCTGAATACTTTGCCATATGTTTTGAATGTGTAATAATTCCGTTTGCAATCTCTTTATTAATATAATCTTCATTAAAACCAAAATTTGGATATTCCATTTCTTTAGGTCCAACAAGTTCACCGTTATTATAACCGACTCTCATCATGTCATCATCTAGTAAACCACCACTCATTCTTTGTTCTCTTAACATAGCAAAGTCTTCACCTGAAATTTCACCATCTTTGTTCTTATCTAAATCTTTTTGTTTTCCTAATAAAGCCATTTAACTCTCCTCTGTTCTATTCAGGGCTTCCTGCACTTGGTCCCTGAGCTGCTCCAATTGTCCCACTAAACGAATCTTCCCCTGCAACCGGTACATTTCCAATTCCGATGTTGCCACCACCAGTGCCTGTAGGTCCAAGTTGCGTTGGTTGTTGAGGTGTTCCTTGAGGGACTCCCATACTTCCAGATTGTTCACCAGTAGATTGAGCTTCTTCGCTAAGTTCTTGTCTAACATTTTGCATTCCTATTATTTGTGCCATCATAGCTGCTTCTTCAGGGTCGTTCAGAATTTCATCTGGGTCTAAATCCAAGCTATAGGCAAGTTCACTAACCAATTTAGAAATTTTAACAAAAGGAGCAATAGCTGGACTTTGTGCAGTTTGTAAGAACATAGTAAGTCTTTGACTTCTAACTTCTTTCTGCATCAAGCTATTAGTACCTGTTGCTTTAACTTCTAAATCACCTTTTACATCTAAGCCACCTTCAAAGAACTGCATGTTCCATGCGAAGTATGCTTCGCCTAAAGGTTTTAATAAAAAGTCGTCTAAGTTTTTAACGACTGTTTTGATGTTTAATGTAGCTGCTCCTAGTAACATTGACATACCTGAAGCTGTTCTGGTCATGCTTTGTACACCTGTTTGTCCATGTGAATATGAAGGTATACCTGTTTGTTCGTCAGCAAGTTGTCTAAACCTATCAAACATCATCATGTTTTCAGGTGCAGTGTTTGGAAACTTTAAACCATATATTGCTTGTCCCGGCATACCTGCTTGTCTTCTAAATATCTTACCGGGATAAATGTCCATGTTTTGTCCGGCTACTAAAGCTGACTCGTCAATATCAAATACTAATGAACCAGATAAAGCTAAGTTATCAATAGCCATTCGAGCATGACCATTCATAATTTGTTGAGAATCATTCATGTTTTCAGCTACTCCGACACCATAAAAATTATATGGGTTTCTTTCGTAAGGGAAAGCATGATAAGGTATTCTGTATGGAGTAAATGGATTTATCACAGCTCTTAGTAGCTTGTTACCACAGACCCATGCATTAATCTGCACCTCATCTAAGTCATCAACGTCTTCTTCTAACTCAATACCTACTTCTCTAGCATACTGAGCATCCATAATACCCCAGTATTCTATAACTTCAAAAGCATTAGAATACTCTTCTTCTGGACTGTAATCATCTTTAATTTGATTTTCAAAATCTTTTTCGATGTAATTAGGTCCATCTTGGATAACTTCCCTAATGCTTTCCTTATCAAAGTAAGGCATGTTCTTTAAGTTTCTTAACTGAGAAGTATTCATGCGATGTCTATGAATAACATACTCGCATTCATTAATATTAGTAGCACCGGGGTCTGGATAAAAATCCCAACAACTAACAAATTCTATTCTTGGTACTCTAACTTGCACAGGAGAATATTCTCGTTCTCCCATATCATTCATGGTCCAGTTATTTAAAGTTTTATTAAAATTAAAAGGACCTTTAATAATACCAGTACCTAAAAGAGCTGCTTCAAGTAAAGCACTTCTCATTTCAGCTGAACCATTAGATTCATCTATTTGGTCATGAATAAGTTTTTCCATTCTTCTCGCAGCTTTCTGAGCTGGAGATATTTCTGGTTTTTGTGGGTCTGGACTTAAACCTTCTTGTAAAATACCTAGTTGTTCTGCTTTATCTTCTAATGATGTTTCAGTTTCATTAAACATACCATCACCAAAAGTAGCTCCGGGTTTTAAAACTTTACCGTCACCTTCATAGCCTAAATCAAAAGGTCCACCTATTAAGTTACCAATTTCATCTGGAGTTGGTTGAGACATTTCAATGCCCGGTTGAGGATTTTGAAAATCTAAATGAGCATCTTCTTTTTCGCCTTCTGGTACTTTTGTTTCACTAATACCAATTGGAAATTTACCTGTGCCAAATAAAACATCGACTAATTGACCAAAAGCTGCTAAGACTTTAGTCTTGGTAATTTTAATAAAGATACGAGACTTTTCTGATTCTCTAAATTTAACACGTTTACCATAAAGACCTCTATAGTTTTCGTAAGCTTCTAACCAACGTCTTTCATCAGAGTCTCTAGCATCTTCTGCCACACCAAAACGACTTTGAATAAGTCCTACTAGATTAAGTTTTTGGTCTTCAATAAGGTTAAGCTTTTTTCCGGCTTCCCCTTCTACATCCTCATACATGTAGTCTGCGTTTAAAAAAGTATTATTTGTTGTATCTTCTGCCATTAATATCCAAATGTTGAGTCTGCTGGGTCAAACTGATGTGAGCTTTTTATTCTTGCCATTCTTTGAAATGGATTATCAAGTTTTGGTCTGCTCATAATCATATACCTTAAAGCATCATACGCATGGTCTGATGCGTGAGTATCTACATCCTCAGGATTACTTTTTGATAAAGGTAAACTCTGTAGCTCTCTAACTAAGTTTACACAGTTATTAAAAATCTGCAACCTAGGTCTGCCTGAAGGTGTAGTTTTTAAATACTCATGTATTTGTACTTTTCCAGCAACTCTATTTTTATCAGCTCTTCTGAGCTTATGTCCTGCTTTTATTAACATTTCACCAATAGTAGGACCAGTATAACCTGTTTTCGCCCATGCGGAAGTATCTAGTACTCCCGGTATCGAACGTGGCTCATATTCTTCCATATCATGAATACGTTGCGAAAGTGCTTCCCCTGTTAAACCTTTCTGATACAATTCTCTATAAATTAGTAGTGTTTTGTCATCAGGGTCAACAACTCCCCATAAGCAACATGATTCGGAAGAGTAGCCATAGTCAATTGCTTTTACTCTTTCCCACCAAGCTGGTATTTCAAATGGTGGTACAACATGTAAATCAATATCAAATTCAGTAAAGGCTGCACCTTCTGCGACATCCCAGTTTCCTTCAAGTAGTTGCTTTCTTTGCGTTGCCGGTAAGGACATCAACATTTGTTCGTACTTACCGTCTTCAGCAAGGAAAGGGTTGTCGGATAATTTAGCTGGAATAAACTTTCTAGTTAAACCATCACCACCAACAAAAGTAGTATTGTGTTCAGCTTTTTCAACATAACGTTTTTTTACCCAGTTAGCACCTGTGCCTCCCGGGTTAGCTGTACATCGCAAATACGTTTCTATACTAGGGTCTGTTGTTCTTAAACGAGATGCTAAATAGTTCCAACCAAACTCGGTAGGTAAATGAGTAATCTCATCAAATCCTATCCAACTATAAGCTTGACCTTGATATCTATAAACATCTGATTCTTTTTCTAAGAATCCAAACTCTACTTTAGCTCCGCTTGGAAAATACCAAACTTTTTCTACTTCCTTGAACTTAGCTCCTTTGAAAGCTTGAGGATATATCTCTCGGGATTTATCTATCAGCTCTCGAAGCTCTGGCATTGTTCGTCTAAGAATTAAAGCTCTATGTGCTTTCTTATGACAATACCGCAGTGGGTCAATCAGCATAGCAAAACTTTTACCACCACCAGCTGCTCCTCCATAAAGGACATCCTTTTCAGGTGCAGCTAAAAAATCTGTTTGTGGTCCTTCATTAGGCATAAAAGCCACATGAGAACCTGTCTTATCTAAATGCTCTTGAACAATATCAGGTAGCTTACTAGCTTCTGATTCTGTTAGAACATTTTCAGTTAATATCTTCTTTTGTTCTGTTAAGGACTTCTCTGCCCTTGTTAATTTCTTTTTTAATTTTTGAACGTTAGCTTTTTTTGTTTTTAACTTTTTAGTTAATTTCTTTTGTAACGTTAAAGAGTCAGGTGTTTTATTACCTGCTCCTTGTGGTCTACCACCTTTTTTACGTGGAGTACCATCCTTCTTTATTATAAAGCTACCATCAGGATTTGTCAAGTAATTCTGAGGATTAACTTCCCAATCTTTCTTGTCTTGTGCCATAAAGTTTATCTATATGTTTCTTCAAACCCATTTTAGAAATTCTACGTTCTGTAGTTTCCTCGAGCCAATCAACAGCTACTCCTAAACTTATTTGTTCTTTAGCAACCATATCAGAAACTTCTTGTAAGTTTTTTAACTCAGATTCAATTGGTTTAAGATAACCTTTAATATCTGACAACTCATAACCAAAAGGGATAGTTGAAGTTTTTCTTCTAATATAACCGTCTGGTAACATCATCGCTTCTTGCCTTTATGTAAACCATGCTTTGCATGTTGCTTACCTTTAGCAGTTGCTGCTCTTTTCTTTTTATTTGCTGCGGCTAGTTTTCTACGACCAGCAGCAGTTGACTTTAATTTTTTTATTGTAGCTTTAGGTGCATAGACTTCTCCTGTTTCAGAAGACTTCTTACCACTAGCTGTAGTCCATTTTTGTTTGGACCAACGTTTTAAACTCTTTTGAGATTTTTTTAATGCCATTATTTATAGCCACCGCCTTTGGCTTTGTATTCTTTTGCTAAAAGCTGGGCTTTTCGAGCAGACCATTGACCGGGTTTACCTCCCTTAGAACCAGCCTTTATCTTCTCGAATAGCCTCTTACGCATACCGGGCTGGGTATAATTACCAGCTTGGTTGACTCGAGACTTACTTTTTTTCTTTACTGTTTTCTTTGGCATGTTTAAATATCCTATCAAATTCATCCCTGTACTTATCAGTATAAACACCGGGTCTAGGCTTAGAACCTTTACCCGCCATAGTACCTGACTTCATAGTCAAGGGTCTATCGTTATCACCTAATTGAGGCATCTTACTTTTTAATTTTTGTTAGTACCCAGTCTTTAGCTTTTTGCACCACTTCTGGTTTTAAAGCTACAACTCCAAGAGCTACGACTACTACTAATACTATTACTAATTCCATAATTTTTCTACCATTTAACTTTGTCAGCCCAATAAGCTGCTGACATTTTACCCCTTTTAATATTCTTGGCATGTCTAGCTTTAAAAGATTTTCTTTTAGCTTTCATACGAGCCGATTCACCGGGCTTGGGTTTACCTGCGGTCTTAGCTCCTTTCTGACCAAAACGAATTGTTTTTACTTTACTACCTTCCTTAGCTACCACAATATGTGACTTCTTAGGATGGCTTGGAGTTCGTTTAGGTTTATTGTAACCTGAAACTCCTGCTCGTGCTAGTCTAGAATCTTTCTTACTCATTAATGTATAACCTTTCTTTGTACTTCTTCCTCTAATAACAACTCATGAATCTCTCCTACTAGAATTAATTCATGCTCATAAGCAATCTTTTCTGCTTCTTCAAAAGACTCAGCCTTAATATAAGGACCTATAAATCTTTTATCTTCAACAATATTATCTACTTCAGTCAGGAATATCTTCATATTTAGTTGCTTCTACGATAATTTCTTTTTTATCAGGCATAATAAAGATACCATTACTAGCCTGATGATTAACATTTAAAGTATCAGTCTTAGCAATCCCAACTCTATCTAATAAAGTCTGAGCAGCTTGAAGTTTATTATTAGCTTGAGCTATAGGTTTATCTGATTCCATAACCTCAACTAACTTAAAAGCAGCACGAGGAGCATGTTGTACTAACACATCCTCAGCTAAATTAATAACTTCATCTTTTAAAGCCTTTAATACTTGATAATAATTACCAGAATAACCAGCAACTTCAGCAGCAACCTTAGGGTTACCATTATGAACAACCAAAGCATCTAAAAACTTTTGTTGCTTTTCAGTTAACTGTCTATTCTTTTTCTCAGCCGGAAGAATACTCATGGTTTTTATTATAGGGATAGATTTAATCATTGTCAAGAAAAAGCTTGACAAATCTTAATCTCAACTATATAATGAAGGTTACTGGTTGGGTCGGTTGAATACCTAGATAACCACCAACTTTATATAGTCTTTAGAGACCTACCAAACCCCATAGGGTGCCAAAAATTAAATACTGCTTTAATATAATTTATAAACTTTATTGTCCGGCTGGTTTACAGTACTTTTAGCTATTTATGTGCGACCATTACATATATATACACGGTGGGTGGGGTGGTCACCTGCCTACCCCTAGACAATTTAACCCCAGAAACTTTGAAGCTTATGTAGATGTTAGCAACTAGTTTATGACTTCCTAGCATCTATATAGGTTATTAAGTTACAGAATATTCATCAAAGCTTCTAAAGTTTCCTCCTTAGTGAGTTACCTTTATCTTATTTATCACAGGCTTCAAAGTTGTACTTGTCTCTCTGGAAAGTCTTCACCTTTGCCAAGAGAACTAAGAAGGCAGGGTTGACCACAGTTGAAATCAAGGTTTTAAATAATACTTTGTAGGTCTTTTATCCTGTGTTAGTTTGATGCATTTTGAAAGCCCTTATTTCTAAGTGACAAAGAACTTCAGATAACGATGCACACCAGAGTTGCATTTTAGAAGTTTCCCCACCTGAATGAGCTATGAATATGGCAACACATCGTCCTCATAATTGCATTCTCCTTTTAATGTTTTAAATGTCTCCTAAAGTATTTTAACACATCTCTTCCAAGTATTCAGAGATGTAAATAGCTTTATCCGTCATTAAAACTTAAAAGGAGGCAATTATGGCACAATGCATTACGCATATTCATACAGCTCATTCAGCTGTTGAAACTGTATCTAAAACACAAGCTCTTGAGGTTGTGAAATCGTTATTACCTGAAGTTCTCTTTGTCACTTCGAATGATAAAGAGTTTCAAAATGCTTTATCAAACTACCTACAGGAGGTAAAATAATGTCTACAAAGTATGTAATTAAAAACCCGAATGATTTGGCAACTGATGCCCAACTCAAAGCCTTATCTAATAAGTTCTCTTGGGTCAAAGGTAAGAAAAACTTTGCCCTTGAGAGACAAGTATGGTCAACTTTGAATTCCTTTAGAGATAAAAAAGTTGGTAAAGCTAACTTATTCACTAAGGAGAAAGCTAATTTATTGTTTGATAAAGCTATTAAGAAACTTCCTAAAGTATATGAAGATGCTAGGAAGTTATATCTTAAAGCTAACCCTAAATAAATTAGCTTCAAAGCCCTCTGGAGAAATTCAGAGGGTTTTTTTTATCCCAGAGCCAACCAAACCTAAAAAACCCTCTGAATTTCTAGAGGGTAAAAATAAATAAATTGTTCTAAATAATGGTGACCAACCACCTCACATTATCTTATTATGCTTCGCAAGTTAATTAATAAGTTTAACTAATTAAGTTGTTGTACTTTAAGGCGAAGTGTTGATGGCGATATTAATTTAACTTTATAATTTATTATTTACTAATAAAGGGGGAGGACAGGAGGCGAAGTGTTGATGGCATTTTAATATCTCTAATATCTTAAAACGATTTTATCATATTTTTTCTAATAAGTCTACTTATGTGACAAAGGTTTAATTAAATTATCTCTAATATAGACCTTGACTTCTCGGCAAAGCTGTCCGACAATGGTGGCAACTTGTCGAAACAAGTTAAGGAGAATTTTATGAAACTATCATTACATAAGTTTAATACTTATGATTCAGCTTTACATCAGCTTAGGGTTGATGGCTATAAATACTTTGAAGATTATTCTTCCAAAGGTGATTTATACAAACTATTCAAGAAAGGCAGTAAGATTGTTGCTTTGATTGGTAGCAAACAAGACTTTGAATATACTAAATACTTAATTAGGAGAGTTAGTTAGATAATCACTAATAAAGACCTTGACCCCGACACCGAGCTGTGGCAAAGTGTTGGGGAATCGGCAGACAAACCGACTAAATTTTAAAAGGAGATTTAATATGAGAAAAATTAAGACCGTTAACAAAATGATTGAGCTAGTTAATAAAGCTTATCCAAATGCTAGAGCTGTTCCTTTAGCTCAGTTCTATGATGATGAAACAGAGAAAGGTATCTGGTTTCATGGTAGCGAAGATTGGGATGTAATACCAACAGAATTTGATGGTACAGATAGTATGTTTGATTTTTATCGAGACTCTTGGTGTAACACCGGTGGTGTTAATCCTGTGTTCGATAAGTTTATGAAAGAGCATGGTTGGTTCTGTGAACCTTATGATGCTGGAACATTAATGGCATACCCTGAGTGGTAAGGAGGACCTAATGGAAGATAATAAATTAGCAGATTTTTTAGAATCGTTATTACAAGCTAATCCTACAATGGAAGGGTTAGATGAAGTTATAGATTATTGTATTGAAAGAGGGATTATATGAAAACAATAGTTACTTATAAAGGACATGAAGTTTCTTGTTATGGCAAACTACGACAAGATTCAGAGATTATTTATGCTCTATCTGATGGTTGTGAAGGAGTTACTGACAACTTCGATTATGAAACAAGAGAATGGTATTTAGATTGGACAGCATTTGTTAAAGATTGGATAAATTACGAAGGTAAAGACAGCTTTAATATAGTGCAATTGGAGGCAAACTAATGAAAAGAATTAAAGACCAAGACTTACTTAAAGAGTATTTCTTGAACCAACATTTTACCCCTACTGAAAGACAGACTATGTTAATAGCTGACTTTTTGTATGGTGATACTGCTATTGAATCAAAAGGTTTAACTATCAGGCAAGAACATGAAGACCAGACAGATTGATATATTTATTATGAAGTCTTATGCGACATACTGTGATGAAAAGAGCAGATACAATGAACTTAAAACTCAAAAGAGTTTTACAGATTATGTTGTTGATTTTAAAGGGTTTTTAATTCAGCAATATAAAACATATCGTAGAGCAAACAGGAGGTAAACTATGATAAAAGTACGAAATATTACTAATGCGAATGGCAATACAGTGCCTAATCAATTTGAAATAGTAGATACAGATAATTCTACTCTGTTTCAAAGCTATGATTCTATGATTGCTATGGTAAGAGATAGCGATAGTAGAGTATATCTTGATGAGTATTACTGGGATTATTCAGTAACTACTATGAAACATCTTTATAACTTCTTAAGACAATGGGGTTATGACCTCAACAAGAAGAAAGTTTTAGAGCTTATTGAAGATGGTGTCTTTACTTTAACTAATCTTAACAAGGTGTAACTATGGAAAAACTAACTGAATACGAATTACTAAAAAGACTTGATAACGAGTTTTATGATGTAGACTTTAGGGTGCGAGACTGTGCGACTAAAGGTGTGGTAGCTACTGTCTATTTCTATGAAGATAAATTTGAGGAGAGTGCATAATGGAAACACATAAAGAATTATTTTGTGAAGAATTAGCTCAGATGGTTGTCGTCTCAAGCAAATTAAATGAGAGACAATTTGATGCCATAGTAACAGAAGCTATGGAGATTGCCTTTACTAACTTCGATTACAAAGCAGAGGGTTTTGATACCCCTACTATAATCGAAGCTTTAGGACAGGCTATCGTCAGCTTCATCAAAGTATAAGTTACGAGGACTATTCGCTTTATATTAATTATCTACACATCGATATAGAGTAGTCCTTGTATTAGTTTATGACTAGGGTAACTCAGGAGACCACAATCAATATATTTCATATTGTCTCCTTGTAAATACCCTAGTCATAATTTAACACTAGTATGAGAAGGAAGAATTGAAGTTGCTTTCCTAGACTGGGTTGAGCAACCAACATTCTGACCTTGAATACTTGTATGTCTCTTGCTAGTTTAGACATTCAAAAGAGAACTAGCACTTAACTAAACCTGTAGGAGGGTAATTATGAAAAACTTTTTATTAAAGTTTCTTGGCATTGATACAATGCATTCTGAGCTTTTACAATCTATTGAGAGAGTAGAAGAAAAAGTAGCTAATCAACTTGATAATGTTGAAGAAAATATTAAAAGAGATGTTCTATCCGAGACTGAGTATGAGATAGAACAGCTAGTTAGTGGTGAGGTTGAAGATAAACTTTATAACTATAACTTTGATGACATGGAAGCTGACATTGAAGATGCTCGAGCAAGACTTAGTGATATTGAAGACGAAGACTTAGTAGCTAGGATAGAACCTTTTGAGACTAGACTAGAAAGACTTTCTAATAATCTTGTGAGCTTATCTGACCGTATAGATACTCTTACTCTGATAGAAAGAATAGAAAAATTAGAGGAGAAACTAGATGACTAAAGATGAAATTAGACTTAAGCTTATTGAGTTTAAACGTGGAGCTTTACATAACCTTGACGATAAAATGTATGATATGCATACATGGAATATTGATAGGGAATTAGAGAGAGAAGAAGTTAATTGGGGTTATATAGCTAGTTTAGCTATTGACCTCGACTATCTTCAAGTAATTCAAAAAGAACTGAATGATATTATTGATGAGGTATAATTGTGCGTGTAGAAATTAACGGTTTATTTAAACAAATCTTGAATAGTATTCATGATGATTTATATGTCGAGCTTTCAGAAGATTGGGAAAACGAATCTACTGAATATTATAATGCTAATTGGGCTAGAAATATTAGAGAAGCTCAAGATGTAGATGAACTAAAAGATGCTTTGATTAGAATAGTTAAAGGTCTTGATAAATATTTGAGGGACTAAGATGTATGAATTGAAAAAAGAAAGAGAACTATTACATGCTTTGACACATGTGTTGGAGTATATGGTAGCTGACTTCGACCAGTGTGATATTTTTTATCACATGTCTAAAGATGATTATGATGAGCTTCGTAAGAACATGATACAAGCTCGACTTTATTTAGAAGATAAATTTATTTGTAGGGATTTATAATGAATGAATTAATACAACTACTACTTGGTCTTAGTTTATTCTTTATGCTAGGTTTACTAGTCTGGGAATCAACTAAGATGATTGACGAAAAGAAAAGGAGGAATAAAAATGAAAAAGGATAACGAATGCACCTACGATATTATTATCAAATGTGATACTGAAGAACAAAGAGACTTAGTATTAGAAAAAGTAGATGAACTCAAAAACAAGCCTTGTGGCTCTGTTTGGTATGATGAAGAGGGTTACAGAAATGGCACAAGACTTGGTATAACAAATGTCAATTTTAAAGAAAGCTATTTTAGTTATAGAGATAGTGGAGAAAGAGAGGTGTGTTGATGATAGGTGATATAGTATCGCAGTATGGTATACCTCAGAGTAGAGAAGCTTTTATTTTTAGAAATAGAAAGGGTTTCTATGTTGAGCTGTATAAACAAACGATGCTTGTTCGTGTCGTTGAATGCTTTGAACATTCCCAAAGTTATGCTGAAAACGTAGCAGAGAATTGGGTAGAAAGAATTTTAAACTAAGGTTATACTATTTATTATGACTAGATTTGAAAGTAGAAAAAAGAAAATAGATTGGGATGCTATAGTCCAATGGGAAGAAGCTAATGAAGCTTTGGTCATGTGGGCTATTACTCCTAATTGTATTAGAGAACGTATGGTAGAGACCGGACATTCTTTTAAGGTGTCCGATAAACTTATCTATGAATTTTGTTACCACTCTCGTAGGGGTTGGGATATGGAAGCATTTAAAAATGCCTTTAAAGATTTTGTTATTGAGACTTTAAAAGAAGAAGTAGCAATGCAGGACCCTAACAATTTTATTACATGAGTGGTAAGCAAATAAAAAAACTTCGCAGGAAAGTAAAAGCAATTCAAGTAGACTGGATGCATTCTATTCTACCACCAGAAGAAGCTAAGAAAGTTACGATTAAAAATATCCACGAAGTAATCCCTGACCAAACGCATGTCTTTGCTGATGGTCGTCTTAACCTGTCCTTCATGACAGATAAGTTTGTTATGAAGTGGCTTAAACAATGTCCTGAGATAGAGACATATGAGGAATTAATGCATTATGCACAAAACAAAAACTTACCTAGTAAAGGTATTGATTAACGGAGAAGAAGAAGAACTAAAAAACTTTGGTGAATCAGAGATGGAAGTCTTAGATAACATGGTAGACATTGCTTCAGTCGAAGAGGTTTTAGAAATCAAAGACGTAGCAACTGGTAGAACATGGTTAGGTGGCGGTTCTTTAGCAACACTACGAGCCATCAAAGCTGAAGTAAATAAATATTTAATAAACGATAATGATAAGGAGGTACATTAATGAGTTTAGGATATGTCGGAGAGTTTAAAGATGAACACGATGAAGCTCCCATCGAGATTGGTTATTTACTAACCAAAGAAAAAGCAAAGCTGTTTGAGACAGCAATAGAGAACACGTTTGAAAGGGCTGATAAGATAACTTGGAAAACCAATGTTACATCCGATGCAAACATTCTATACTTTTTTGATATAGATACTTATAACATAGTCGAACCTATCTTGGCTGAGGTCATGGAGATAGAGCTTGATTAAAAATATTTACTGGATATAATGGAAGGTATGAAGATAGAAGGCAACAATCTAAGAGCATTGTGTGATGTTTGCCCTCGTCTATCTCCATTAGTTTCACACAATCCAGTCACATGGTCCCCCTCGTGGGTGGGGAACTCTACAACCCACATAACTATTAACTTATTCAATGGAGGATTATATGATAGTTGAAGGTAATGCGTATTGGGCTTCGCTTATAGCACCCAATACTACGTTTGAACCTATGTATACCATCAACGTTGTTGTTGATGAAGCGACTGCAAAAGACTTTGCAGAACGTGGACATAGTGTACGAGAAATGGAAGAAGGTCCTGCTGTCGTTATCAAGAGGAAAGTAAATGGTCCGAATGGTATGGTCAGAAAGGCACCTAGACTTCTAGATGCAGACAAGAACGATGTTGATGTTCTTGTTGGTAATGGCTCTAAAGTTAAAGTCCAGTATCAAGAATACGATTGGACTTATAATAATAAGAGTGGTAAAGGCTTGGACTTACAAGCTGTGCAGATTATTGATTTAGTACCTTACAAAGCCCAAGATGGTGATGAGTTACTAGATGCAAACGAGGAATTTTAATGATTATCAATTTTGACGGTAAGAGTTTCGAGACTGAAAAGTTATCTGACCCACAAGTTAGACAACAAGTACAGGCTTATGTTAGTCAAATGGCTTTCAATAACCAGTTTCAAATCTCACTACAAAAATCCAATGACAAGTTACAAGAGGAACTCAGACCTCTACTAACAGATGAGGCATTGGTTGAAGAGGAAGAAGCGGAAGCTTCTGATGATTCAGAATCGTCTGAGAATTAATTTGAATTTTTCATAGTAAGAGGGTCTTCGGACCCTCACTTTTTGGAGGGCATATGGAATCAAAAAGTACATGGGTAGAGTATCACCTACCTTGCAGTTTGTGCAAATCAAGTGATGCAGTTTCCGTCAATGAAGATGGCTCGGCTAAATGTTTTAGTTGTGATGCTTTCTTTCCTGACTATAAAAAACCAGAAGGTCTTAAACCTAAAGAATCTAATACCTTTCTGTCTACCTATCAAGGTAGTTACCACGATTTAATAGACCGTGGTATTAAAGAAGCCACTGCTAAAAGATTCGGAGTACGTTCAGTTACCGATAAAGCCGGTGGTATTCAAGAACACATCTATCCTTATTTTAATGGGGATGAAATCGTAGGCACCAAAACTAGATACGTTAACGATAAACGATTTTCTTTTGGCGGGACCTTTGATAATACAGGTCTGTTTGGTGAACAGTTATTCAGAAACAAAGGTGGTAAGTATCTTACTATTACTGAAGGTGAGTGCGATGCGATGGCGGCTTATCAAATCTTTGAAGGTAAATATTGTGTAGTCTCTTTAAAAAGAGGAGCATCAGGTGCAGTCAAAGATATCAGAGAATCTCTTGAGTTTGTCGAATCTTTTGAACAGGTTGTCCTTTGTTTTGATAATGATAAACAAGGTAAAGAGGCGGCTAAAAAGGTAGCTCGTATTGTTAAACCCGGCAAGGTTAGAATCATGAGCTTACCTAATGGTTACAAAGATGCTAACGATATGCTCAAGCAAGGTAAGTTTACCGAGTTTACTAAAAGCTTTTGGGAAGCTAAGCAGTATACCCCTTCCGGTATCATTGAATTATCAGCACAGAAAAAAGACTGGCTCCACCGAGAAGTTAAACCTAGTATTCCTTATCCTTGGGAAGGCTTAAACAATAAGTTGTACGGGCTGAGGAAAGGAGAGCTAGTAACTTTTACTGGTGGAACAGGTCTTGGTAAGTCTAGTGTGACCAGAGAATTAGAACACTGGATAATAAAAAATACTAAGGACAACGTAGGCATCGTAGCCTTGGAAGAAAACTGGCAACGTACTGCAGATGGTATTGTTTCTATTGAAGCTAACGACAGGATTTACCTGAATGAAAAACGAAATCTTTATTCACAAGAAAAGTTAGAAACTTTATTTGATGAAGTTATTGAGGAAGGTCGGGTCTTTATTCATGCTCATCTTGGAGCTACAGATATAGAAGATATCTTTGCTAAGCTTAGATATATTATTATCGGCTGTGAATGTCAATGGGTTATCGTAGACCACTTACATATGTTAGTAAATGTCTTAACAGAAGGGGATGAGAGGAGAGGTATTGATACTTTAATGAATAAGCTCAGAAGTCTGGTCGAAGAAACAGGAGTGGGTATGCTCTTAGTCTCTCATCTTAGAAGAGCCTCCGGAGATAAAGGACACGAACAAGGTGTTGAGGTTTCACTTTCGCATCTCAAAGGTTCACAAGGCATTGCACAATTATCTGATTGTGTGATAGCATTAGAAAGGAACCAACAAGCAGAGGACCCTGAGGAAGCCAACACAACTAAACTAAGAGTGTTGAAGTCTAGATACACAGGAGATACTGGCTTAGCATGTCACCTACTATATGATAATGAAACAGGTAGGCTACATGAAAAAGTAGAAGAACCAGAGTTTGACGAATTTGTCATGAACAAGAAAGATTATGAACAGCCACTTTCCTTCTAAAATTATTTTTGATATTGAGGCTAATGGTCTTCAACCTGATAAAGTCTGGTGTCTCGTAGCTAAGGGTCTTGATGAGGAGAAGGTCTATAAATTTGGACCTGATTGCATCGACAAGGGTATCGCCCTCCTAAAACAAGCAGATATCCTAATCGGACACAACCTCCTTGGCTACGACATACCTGTTTTAGAAAGACTTTACGACATCACCTTTACCAATAAAGTTGTAGATACTTTAGTTTTATCTCGGCTCTTTAATCCTGTCCAAGAAAACGGACACAGTCTTCAGAACTGGGGTTATCGTCTAGGCATCCCCAAACAAGAACAGCCTGACTTTGATAGCTACTCTGCTGAGATGTTAGATTACTGTAGTCGAGATGTTGAATTAAACGAAGCTGTTTATAAAGTTTTACTGAGAACCAGTAAAGGTTTTAGTTTAGAAAGCATCGAGTTAGAACATCAAGTAGCTAAGATTTTAAAAGGTCAAGAACAACATGGCTTTTTATTTGATGAACAATATGCTAGTTTATTAGTAGCTTCTTTAAAAGAAAAAATGTTTGAGGTCGAGAACGAAGTACATAAAGTATTTAAACCTAGATTGTTGAGAGACAAACTAGTTGTTCCTAAGCTGAAGAAAGATGGTAGTCTTTCAAGAGTAGGTTTAACTGAACAAGAATACGATGATTGTATGAATAAACCTTTCTACCGTAGAAAATTACAACAGTTTAATTTAGGTTCACGTAAACAGATAGGAGAATATCTAATAGACTTTGGTTGGAAACCTAAGAAGTTTACTCCTACTGGTCAACCAATAGTTGATGAAAACATCTTATCAAAAATTAAAGACATCCCTCAAGCTAAACTCATAGCAGATTATTTACTATATCAAAAACGTATAGCACAAGTAGACTCTTGGTTAACTGCCTTGGCTCCGGACAGCAGAGTTCATGGTCAAGTAATAACCAATGGTACTATCACTGGTCGTATGACACACCGTAATCCAAACATGGCTCAGGTCCCTAACATGGGTTCCTTGTATGGCACAGAATGCCGAGCTTGTTGGATTGTTCCTCTTGAACACAAACTACTTGGTGTTGATGCTAGTGGTTTAGAGTTAAGAATGTTAGCTCATTATATGAAAGATGATGATTACAAAAATGAAATCTTACACGGTGATATCCATACTGCTAATCAAAACATGGCAGGTCTTGAGACTAGGGACCAAGCTAAAACTTTTATTTATGCTTTAGTTTATGGAGCAGGAGATGCTAAGATAGGTCAAATAGTTGGAGGCAACAGAGCCTCTGGGAAAGAATTAAAAGAAAGATTCTTAGATAATCTCCCAGCCTTTAAAAGCTTACGTCAGAGGGTCACTAAGGCTGCCTCACGTGGTTTCTTGAAGGGTATAGATGGTAGAAAAATATATATTAGAAGCGAACATGCTGCTTTAAATACTTTATTACAAGGCGGTGGAGCAATAGTTATGAAAAAGGCTTTAACTTTATTAAACAATAAATTTAATTTATTAAATATAAATGCAAACTTTGTTGGAAATATTCACGATGAATGGCAGATAGAAGTAGTAAAATCTCAGGCAGACCAAGCCGGAGAGTTAGCTGTCTCTGCTCTTAGAGAAGCAGGAGAACACTTTAATATGTTCTGCCCTCTTGATGGTGAGTACAAAGTAGGAGGAAACTGGAGTGAAACCCACTAAAGCAGACCGTAAAAAATTTGACCTAGATTTAAAGTATGGTCAAAAATTTGAAGATAACTTTCTCAATATAATATCTAACTGTAAGATAGAAGTTAAATCAGAACGAGGCATGTGGTTATCCACAGGGAATATAGCTATTGAATATCAAAGCTATGGTAAACCTTCTGGCATCATGGCTACTGAATCTGATTACTGGTTACATAACTTATGTGACGGTGATGAAATTTATTGGTCCATCTTAATTAAAGTAGACACCTTAAAAAAATTAATAGAACAAAACTCCTTCCCTTCTGTTTCAGGCGGAGACCATAATGCTAGTAGAATGTATCTTATTAAACTTAGTGCTTTTGTAAATCCTGAAACTTTAAAAACAATAATTAATCATGAAAAAAAATAAACAATTAAATACTTTGATAGATGATATCTACCATACTGTAGGTAAGCTTGGTCAAGGTGAATCACTAAAAATAACAGACGAACAATATAAATCCTTTGGGGTTTATATGGAACATGCTTTAAGAGATTGGTCTACTCCACGTGGTAAAAGAAAATTTACTTTAAGAATGTCGAACATTGGTAAACCTCAAAGACAGTTATGGTATGACATGAACTCTAACAAACAAGATGTCGGTGTGGATGCACCAACAATGATAAAGTTTTTATATGGTCATATCTTAGAAAGATTAGTTTTATTCTTGGTTGAAATAGCCGGACACAAAGTTACAGACGAACAAAAAGAAATAAAGATAGAGGGCATCATGGGTCACATGGACTGTAAGATTGATGGTGAAGTTATAGATATTAAGTCTGCCTCTGACTTTGGCTTTAAGAAATTTAAATCAGGGACATTACCAGAACACGATAGCTTTGGTTACATGTCTCAACTAGCTGGATATGAAACTGCTGAGGGTTCAGAAGCCGGAGGTTTCTTAGCTATTAACAAAGTAAACGGAGAATTGTGTCTCTTTCTGCCTGAGGACCTTGACAAACCTAATATACGGACTAAAATTAAAAAGGTTAAGTCTGCACTTAAGGGTAAAAAACCACCTGAGTTTTGTTATCAACCAACACCCGAAGGTTCTTCTGGTAATTTCAAATTAGCACGTGAATGTAACTACTGTCCTCATAAGTTTGAATGTCATAAAGATTCTAATGACGGAAAGGGATTAAGAGTTTTTCAATATTCTAAAGGTCCTGTTTACTTAACTACTGTTAAGAAAGAACCGCAAGTAGAGGAGATAATTCGTGGAGTATAAATTTAAAGAAGATAAAATCTTACAAGAAATAAAAACTTATATTGATTCGACTTATACCCAACATTATTCTGAAGGGAAGTATCAAGCTACTGATATGATTATAGATGCTGGACACGGTGAGAGTTTTAGTATCGGTAATATAATGAAGTATGCTATGCGATGTGGTAAGAAAGATGAGAAGAGAAAAGAACTATTAAAAATAATTCATTATGGAATTATAGCATTATATGTAGAAGGAAAAGATGATAGATAAAGTAGGAGTCAAACCATATTTAGGTATTGAAATTGATTATGACCGTGATAAAAAACTAGATGCTTTCAGTGTTAATACTTTAAAGGATAGATATTTTTGGCAAGATGAAACTTCTCCGCAAGAAGCTTTTGCCAGAGCCGCTGTCTTTGTTAGTACTTATCAAGGTCAAACAGATTTTGAAATGGCTCAAAGAATATATGACTATTCTTCTAACTTATGGTTTATGTTTAGCACTCCCATACTTAGTAATGGCGGGACCACTAGAGGATTACCTATCAGTTGTTTTTTAAATTACGTACCAGATAGTCGAGAGGGTTTATCAGAACACTACGATGAAAACATTTGGTTGGCTTCTGCCGGTGGAGGTATAGGAGGTTACTGGGGAGACATCAGAAGTGATGGAGTATCTACTGCTCAAGGCAGTAAGTCTACTGGCTCAATACCTTTCATGCATGTTGTAGACTCTCAGATGTTAGCCTTCAACCAAGGCACAACTCGTAGAGGTTCTTATGCTGCTTACATGAATGTTTGGCATCCAGAGATTGAAGAGTTTATTAACATGAGAAAGGAGTCAGGCGGTGACTTAAATAGGAAAAACTTAAACTTACACAACGGTGTAAATATTAACAATGAATTTTTACAGGCTGTTGAAGAAGATGCAGACTGGAGATTAATAGACCCTAAATCTAACGAAGCAGTTAAGACAGTTAAAGCTAGAGAATTATGGTCTAAAATTTTAGATGCCAGAGCAGAAACCGGTGAGCCTTACATGGTTAATATAGATACCTGTAATGAAGCTTTACCAAAAGGACAAAAAGAATTAGGTCTAGAAATTAAACAAAGTAATCTATGTTCTGAAATAACTTTAGCTACCAATGAAGAACGTACAGCTGTATGTTGTTTGTCTAGTGTTAACTTAGAACATTATGATAAATGGAAAAAGAATAAGTTCTTTATTCCTGATTTAATAACCATGTTAGATAACGTGCTTGAACATTTTATAGAGTACGTTGTTGATACATCTATGATAGGAGAATATAATGCCAACTACAAAAGATTCAAAAGCTACGTCAAAAAAGGAAGGAAAGGCTACAAGAAAGCAGCCTACTCCGCTTATCGTGAAAGGTCTGTCGGTCTTGGAGCAATGGGGTTCCACTCTTACCTTCAAAGTAAAAACCTTCCATTCGCAGGTATCGTACAGACTTCAATTAATAGAGAAATGTTTAAATACATCAAGTCAGAAGCTCTTAAAACAAGCAAAGATTTGGCAAGAGATAGGGGGAATTGTCCTGACTCACTCGGTGATTTATCTAGGAACTGTCATCTTCTTGCTATTGCTCCTAATGCCTCTTCTAGTATCATTTGTGGTGGGACATCTCCTTCGATTGAGCCGATACGTGCTAACGTTTATACTCACAAAACTCTTTCCGGCAACTTCAAAGTCCGGAACAAATATCTTGAAAAAACAATCAAGACAAAAGAACTTAAGAAAGAAGAAGTAGAAAAAGTCTGGGATAAAATATTAGACAATAGAGGTTCCATACAAGAAATAGATATTTTTAGTGATGAGGAAAAAGAAATATTTAAAACTGCTGACGAAATAAATCAAGTTCAATTAGTTGAACATGCACATATCAGGCAAGAGTTTGTCTGCCAAGCACAAAGTGTTAACCTCTTTTTTGTGCCGCCTAAAGCGACACAATCGCAAGAAGAGCATGATAAATATTTACAGTATGTTAATGATGTGCATTGGTATGCTATGCATAAATTAAAATCATTGTATTATTTTAGGTCAGATGCTGCAAAAGCTGCAGAAAATGTTAATGTAAAGATTCAACGAATTAAATTAGATGAAGTTGAATGTATAGCTTGTGAAGGCTAATGGCAGCTAGGTGGAGTACAACTAAAAACCACACTCCTGTTACAGGGGTTAGGGGTAAGAAGACTTCACAAGGTAGAAAAAATTTAGCAACATCAACAATGAATAAAAATTTTAAAAGGAGCTTTAAAAAATATCGTGGACAAGGAAAATAAATATCAAGTTTACTTTACAGGTTATGAACATCCTTATGTTAAATCTGGTTATAAAGTAGTAGAAGTTACAGAGAAGACTAAGTATGCTTATCTAAAACTGTTTAATAAAAATATTAAGTTACCCATAACTGTATGGGATGAAATGAAAAAAGGAGCTAAGAAAATTGAACATGAAACAAAAGATATATGATGCTTTGTATCAAAGATATAAAGCTCAAAAAGAAGAAGCCAGAATAGAGATATGGCTTTACTTTGAAACAGCAGTAGGGGTAGCGGACCATCCTAACCTTATTGATACTATTGATGGTCTAGTAAGAAAATATAATGAAGCAGATGAAAGATTAGGTGGTTTAGAAAAACTAATCTGGGAAGAAGGAGAAAATAAATGAGCTTATTAAAAATTAGAGAATACTATAAACCCTTTGAGCATCCTTGGATGTTTGAATATTATGATTTACAAAATCAAATGCACTGGCATCCTGCCTCTGTACCTTTACATGCAGATGTTAAAGACTGGAATGAAAAGCTGACAGATAATGAGAAGCATTTATTAACACAAATCTTTAGACTGTTTACTCAATCAGATGTTGATGTAGCTTCAGGCTATGTAGATAAATACTTACCGATGTTTAAGACACCAGAAGCTAGAATGATGATGTTATCTTTTGCTAACATGGAAGCTATTCATCAACACTCTTACTCCTTGTTACTAGATACAGTAGGTATGTCTGATTCTGAATATAAAGCTTTCTCAGATTATGAAGAGATGTCTAATAAACATGATTACATAGAACAGTTTAAACCTAGTAAAACTAATAAAAGAGAAATAGCCAAGACCCTCGCAGTTTACTCAGCTTTCACTGAAGGACTACAATTATTCTCTAGCTTTGCTATCTTATTGAACTTCCCAAGGTTTGGTAAAATGAAAGGCATGGGTCAGATAGTTACATATTCTATTCGTGATGAATCCTTACACGTAGAAGGTATGACAAAATTATTTAAAGAGTTTATAAAAGAAAATATAGATATCTGGACAGATGATTTCAAAAAAGAAATATATGACATTTGTCGTAAGATGGTTGAATTAGAAGATAAGTTCTTAGACCTTGTCTTTGAAATGGGAGATATAAAAGGATTAACAAAAGCTGATATGTATAAATATAACAGATACATAGCAGACAGGAGATTGCTACAGATTGGATTGAAACCTAATTATGGTCAGAAAGAAAATCCACTTCCGTGGTTGGACGAGGTAACCGGAGTTGAACACCAGAACTTCTTTGAAGGTCGTGCTACTTCTTATATGAAAGCAGGACTCAGAGGAGACTATGGTAAATTGGAGTTTGCCGATGTCAAAGGAAGCGAATCTAATTAGTTATAAAATTGTTTTTGATAGTAAAGGAAAACTAGTATCGGAAAGAAGTGTTGCAAAGATTAAAGAAATAAAAAATCAATTCACAACTTTTGATTACGAAACCTTAAGAACAATTTTACAAATTGCTAAAGTAGAACTAGATAAAGTACACAACATTATAGAAGCAAATTTAAATGCTAGAAGGATGAAAGACAAGTAAAAATATTTACTTCTTTCTCTTTGCCTTTAACTTTTATAGCTTTTAATTTTTCAAAATCATAGGAGGAACCCTTTGTGGTTTCTTCTCCTATTATTAAATCTTTTCCAACAGTTTTACATGAAGACTCTAAACGAGCTGCTAAGTTACAAGCATCACCCAACACACTATACTCAAAACGAGAGGCACTTCCCATATTCCCTGCAACAATTTCTCCAGAATTTATTCCTATACCAATCTCAATATCTAACTGTGCTTCTTGCATTGCGTGTTGTATTTGAAGAGCTGTCTTAATAGCTTTATCTTCATGGTCCTCAACATCTACTGGAGCATTCCAAACCGCCATCATAGCATCACCAATATACTTATCTACCATTCCTTCATTAGCTCTAACTGCATCTGCTTGAATAGTTAAAGCTTTATTCATTATCTCAATAACTTCTTCTGGTTCTAGTTTCTCTGACATTGAGGTAAAACCCCTGACATCTGTAAACATTATTGTACATCTTCTTCTTTCACCTCCTAATCTTAACAACTCTGGATTTTTTTGTAGGATAGCAACTTGTCGTGGGTCAAGGTAAGTAGAAAACTGTTTCTTAATTTGTTGTCTAAGTCTAAATTGAGTTCTAAAGTTTAAATAAAATTGTTGTGCTGCTAAAATAAACATAGAAATTAGTGACCAAGTTACGTCAAGTAATAGATTTTTTTGTATAAAATACCAGCCCAGATATCCCACAGAAATACACGTAAACCCTGCCGCTACTATGCCCTTCGTAATTCCTAAAGAATGCGTTAGAAGCGAAATAAGGAGACCGAAAAAAACCAATATTCCCAACTCCGCTAATAATCGGTACTCTGGGACATTAGGTGTCTCTAATAGTATAGATTCTGCTAAAGCAGCCTGAATCTTGTGTGGTTCTAGTAAACCAACAGGAGTAGCAACCTGACTTGAGATACCTTTATCAGTAAACCCAACAAAAACAAATTTACCTTGGACATCCATCTCAGTTAAATTAGTCTGTGGAGTATCAACCCAACTAATCCATTTCTTACCTGTCGAGTCTGTCGGGATAGGTGGTATACCTTTTACTCTTATCATCTCTATACCGTTCTCATTAGTTTTGATTTGATAAGTATTACCACCGCCTAGTATCTTGAGAACTTCTGCACCGAAAGAAGCAACCCAACCATCTGGAGTTTGTTGGATAAGGGGTATCTGTCTAACTAGGTTATCTATATCAACCGGCACTGACACAGCTCCTTGAGCTGCAGAGTCTTTTAAGACTTGGATGTTTTCTAAAAATCCTGAAGCATGTACTAAATTAACATCAGGT